CTGCTGGAAGGAGGGCGTGACGACGCGCAATGAACTGTGCGGGCGCTGGTTCGGCACAGTTCTGGACGACAACCGCGTGCATGGCACGAAAGAACCTCTGTTTGCTACCAGCCAGAGCGCCATCGGCGAGGCAACCGATGACAGCGTCGGCCTTGTCTGCACGCCCAGCACCGAGGCTGTGGCCAACCGCGACGACTTCGCCAAACTGCCGCAGTTCTGGGCACTGGAAGTCGCCGCCGAGAAAAATGCGGACGGCACGCACACGATCTATGCTGTCGAGTTCATCGACAGCTATGACGATGTGCGCCGGAGCAAGCACCTGTGCTGGGTGCTGCAGAAGAACACCTACACGAAAGAATGGGATGAGGGCGGTTACCGCTATTTCAAAATGCGCTGCCATCCCAGTACCGGGTATGAAACATGGCCGCAGGGCACGGATAAAAACGGCACTGTCTACGGCTACATTGCAAACCCGAAGTATGCTGCCGGATTTGACAGCGACGGCCTCATCGGCTGCGGCAGTGGCCGCCCGCCCATCAACTATTCCAGCCACAGCGACAATGTGGGTCTGTGGCGCAAGCGCGGCGCACAGTATGCGGGCGCATCCGGCAGACTGCTCAAATGGCAGCTTGCCATGATCCGGCTGAAATACGCCCGCAAGGGTAACAGTGGTACGATTGAGGGCTGCACCGGGTACAGCTACCAGTACGCGGTGTCTGTCGGGGAATCCGGCGTGAAGCGTGTCCTGCTGACGGCGGCGCAGGCGGCCAACCTGTTCGTCGGGTCGAGCGTTATTATCGGCGATAAGGGGACAGGTACGAGCACGGATCGCGGCGTTGCCAGCATGTACAAGCTGGCGAAAAACAAACGCATTGCCAGTATCACGGACGTCACCATCGGCGGCACGGCCTACAAGGCGGTCAACATCGAGACGGACACCGCCTTTGACACCGAAGCGGGCGTCACCTACATCTCCACGATGCCCTATTGGAGCGGCTGGAACGATACTGTGCAGGGCTACGATGGCAGTCGATACAGCCCGACAAGCGGCAAAGAACCGGGCCTTATCCAGCGCACGGAATTTCAGATCGGCTCGTATCTGATTCTCGCGGATGAGTTCATGCAGTGGGGCAAGGATGCTGACGGCAATTATACCCTTGACCTGTATACCTGCCACGACCAGAGCAAGGTTACGACGGGCTCTATCACGGCAGACTACACAAAGCAGGAGGATTTGACGCTGACCTTTGCCGCCAGTGAAAAGGACGGCTGGCGGTATATCGAGGATACCGCTGTAAGCAAGGATAAAGGCGTTCTGTGGCCTGCTAAAGTATCTACTACGGCAGGCAGTGGAACAGGTGTTAAGGCAGGCTTTTATGTGGGGCTTGCAACCTCCGGCGTGCGGGCCTCGTGGCGTTGCTGCAACCTTATTAACTATGGCAATGCCTCGCTCGCGGCGGCTAATTCTTACAATACAACGGGCAGTAGGA